TCCTCGGTTGACATGTGAGTATCGGTTGTTTGTGTTCCCCACTATTTAGGGCTAGTAGCCCAAGGGAGCCGTTCTAGTTTTGTTCAGGGGACAACCTTTCGCAATGTACGTTTGAACGCTGATCAGTCGCTGTACGCGACCGTCTACCTTCGTCGCCGAATGTTCCCCGTTGGCACAGTTCAGCTGGTGCCGGGGCTAATGACTCCCTCTTCTGGAATCTGTCGTGATCGGTTGTATGTCAAATTATGTTAACTATGGCTTACCCATTCGCCGTCTATGAGCACTCGAGCAAACGCTATGTCTCGGGCTGGTATGGATGTCCCGCTGATAGTGACGAAATAGTAGTCATAGAAGCCTGCTTTGTTATCCACAAGGATGAAAGCGATGTTGCTGGCTGTGTATTCGCCGTCGCCTATCTCGCCAAAGCGTTGATAGACCTTGATCGGGTTAGCTGGTACGACAGTCTTCATTTGGGTTTCCTCGCTAGTCGGGTTGATATGTCTTGAATGTCTTTAGGCCGCCACAAGTACACTTCCTGCCCTGCGATGGTTAACGCTTCAGACCATACGATCTGCATGGCGGATAGTTTGCCTTTGTCGCTCTTTAGCTCGGCAAAGATTAAGCCCCTGTCAGGGTGGACTAGGACGAGATCGGGGAAACCTGCATGCCCTTGCAACGGTGTTTTCCATACGCCCGGGCGAATCTCTACCGCTCGAGTATGCATAACCAGCCAGCCATGCAACTTAGCAAGCATGATGACCTGAGACTGAAAGTAAGACTCTTTCACGACGCCCTACTAGCAAACTCTAAAACTTCTTCTAATAGTTCCATTTTGAACAGTCGTGATCTTTCTAGGCCGTAGGTGCCTTCTTCGTAAATTGGTTTGCCACAAGTACGTACTCTGAAAGCGCCAGCCCAACCAGCAATAACGACCTGATTATCTTTCGCGATACACAGCACATAGATAGCGTCTTCGTCTTTAGGTCTAATAATCAGACGGTACTTAGGGTCAGGTTCGTCTTTGTAGAAGCTTGTACGGACTTCTAGGCCCATGACGTCGCCACAGTTGCCGTCTTGACCTTCGCCTATCCATTCACGGCCCATATACAGCGACACAGCCAATTCTCCCATGCAACCAATAAGGTCTATGTCGTAACGGTTTCTGCCTGAGACAAACAGTTGCTCGTTGCTGGTCGCTGCTTGCAGGCGTCTTTGAGCGTCAACATGGCAACGGTCCATTTGTTGATCAGTCAAAGTCACTAACGGCATTACTTTTTACCCATGCGTTCAATGATCGCTTTAGCTTCGTTCCATGTTGCAGGCACTTCGCCTGTGTAGCCAATAGCCGCCAAAGTCTGCAACTGTGTCTTACTGACGGGCCAAGGCTTTTCGTTAGGGTCTACCCGGGCGGCTTGCGTACCGCCATGACTAACTTGTAAACCTCGAATCTTGGTTTGCGAGTTTGTGTTGAATGCTGGCGTATCGTTTTGACGGTTTTGCACTTCTTCAAACGACGCCATTTTTCCGAACGGTATCATCATGCCCAAGACACGACCTAGACAGCTGGTGCTTGCATTCATCATCTCGCTGTTTCGTACGTACGGCGTTGTGCCAGGGAACGGTTCCCAACATGTAGCGACACAAGGCAACGGGTCTGACGGGTCCCTGTAGACAGTCATAGTGACCGATATGAAAGTTCTGTCGCCAATCGTGACGATCTTTGCTGGTTCTTCTATGACTCTCATCTCAGGCCACTTGTCAAGCGCCAAACGAAACCTTGTAGGTACGTCAACATAATCGCCAAGGTTCACTTGAAGCCGCCGAGTCTCATAGCAACGATGGTGTCTTGACTGTTCTTAGTCAGGTTGACAAGGTTTATACCATGCTCTTCAGCGGTGTAAGCCAACTCAAATAGGCATTTGCGGAGCTGGTCAATGTCGGAGCGCTGAGACTCTAATTGCCATGCGGCCGCTTTCATAGCGATCTCGGCTTTAGTGATCGCTTTCGTCATTTCGTTTAACTGTTCATTCATGTCGGGTCCTTTCGGGTTGTCGGGTAATTGGAACATATCAGGCGGGTAAGGCGTACTGCCACTGTCTTTTTAATTCTTGCCTTCGGCGCTCTGTCGTGCCAGCCCAAATACCTGTCAACTGCTTCTCGCCAAACGACATAGCGTAAGCGAAACAGGCGCTGTATACCGGGCAAACTTCACAGATAGGCGTAATGATTTCCAAGTTCTTTTTGCTGTCTCGAGGGTTAGTAGGGAAGAAAAGCACTGTCGGGGTGTCGTGGCAAGCGGCTTGCTCTTGCCAGTCAGGGCGATCTCCTAGCATTCGATACGCCAAGGTGTCCAACCGCAATCACCTTGTTCTTCACGGCCCGAGTACAACAGCCAAGCAAACCGAAGATTAGCGGCAGGGTCTTTCATGCCTTCAAAAGTCCAGCCAAGCTGCTTAATGTATTTGCTGTGTATTTGGTTGATCTGCATAAGGCCGTGATCGGGTCCTGAATCGGCAGCTGGTTGACAGCGGGACTCTCGCCACATAATCCGATCAAGCGTCTTAAGGATTATTGGGTTATCGGGCCAGCCTTGCTCTATTGCTAACGGGAACCATATGCCGCATTTGTACGAGTCAAAACTGTGTATGACAGCAACAGTCGTTTCGGGTAGCGGAGGCTCTGTAACGGCGTTTAAAGCGGTAATACGGTCAATCTGTTGCTCAGGGGTAAGTATCTCTACCGTGTTGTAGGGGAGATCGGCTAGTGGGGCGGCGTCAGTAGGGGGGTTACCGCCGCCATACGCCACCACTAACCCTGTGAAGGTCAAAGCCAAAGCCAATAGGAATTTGTAGGGGTTCATTTTGTGTCCTTTAGTCGGGGTTAAGGTCGGGTTATGTTTACCGAAGCGTAGGCGTTAAGTCAAGGACCCTTAAAGATTGTCTCAAAAGCATGGGCGACGACGTCAGGGTGATCAGCCAATAACGGGCTAATTTCGACGTGGACCCATTGACCGTTTTTGCTGCCAATAGTGTTTTTCTCGTAAACCTTCCAAGCGTCCCGATCACATTTGTAGGCAGCGCCCCAACCAAATTTTGACGGCTTATAGGTGTTGCTGTAGTCGTGAATTGCCTCGACGCCGAGAATGTCACGGTTGATATACAGAAACTCTATGAGCTTGTAGCGAGCGTTACTTTTAGCGCCCAAGTCAAAAGCTCGCCAAGTGCTATGTACGGACTTAGGCGGGTTGGGCATGCCTGAACTGTTGATGTTGCGATCAGCAAATATGCCTAGACATTTGACGCCAAACAGATATTCGCAATAGTCCACAAACAGACTTGTGCCTGCTCGAGGCCTTGCATGCACCGAGTCTTTTAGCCCGGTATAGGGCCGTATGGTCATTTAGTTTTCTTGCCTATAATTGGCGGCACGATCTCACCATTTTTAGGGCGTATGGAATTGCCGACGCTGTACCCGATAATGCTGCCTAAAAGTCCTGTGCCGGCTGACTGGTCAATTTTTGAAGTGACCATTAAAACGGTTATGCAGACCATGGCGGCTAAAACCAAAAAAGCCTTTGGCGGGTTAGTAATATTCATGACGCCCCAATGTCAACGGCCCAAAGTGCAGCTGTCAAAACAGATGACCTTGTAGCGGTCACGGTGTTAGCGCCTGCAAGCAAAGTTGCAACAATAGTTTTAGAACCAGTAGAAGCAGCGGTAAACACAAAAGTTAAACAAATGTTTCCTTGAAGTGTCGTGGAAATTGGCATGCGTATTTGGTTAATAGTTGCCCCGGTAACGTTATCTTCTCTAATTCTTGCGTTTAGCGTTGTTGCTGTTGTGCCTAATAAAGATGGTTCTACATAGGTAACTTCGTACATTCGACCACTAACAGCGTTAAACGTGTACGACAGCATGATTTCTTCGGTTGTCGTAATGGTGCTGTCTGTCGTCGTTGACGTTGCAGGCGTAGCCATAATGCCACGGGGAAAACGGTTTGCCTGACTTGCGGTATATATAGCGCCGGAACTGAACGTGGTGTTGGGTGTTACAGCCATGATTTGTACCTTACTAGACGCCTAAGCGGTCTGTGTCCAAGACACCAAAAACGGCGTCATCTAAAATAAAGTTGGCGTAATACGTCTGCGGTGACATAAGCATGTCAACCGTAGTTTGGCTAGTTGTGGCGTTAAAAGTAATTTGTTCAGGCCAGTAATAGCCAGTTGTAGATACTCCGCCAGGCGGCGTATAACTAACCTGCAAAAATTCAAAGTTTACATTCCAAAGATTTAACGCTGTTTGATCCTGTGCTACATCAGAAAAAGTAACAAATAAAGATTCAACGTTAGGGTCGCTAAAAGCGTTGGCGTACCATTGCGCCGATTGTCCTACAAGTTGGCTTTGGGCCGTTGTCGCCGTAAAAGTTCGGGTCCCGTAAGTTGCTATGTTTTCGGCATTACTTGTCTCTGTAGCTGCTGAACCAGTAATGGTTGCCTGCGTATAGAAAAGGCTGTTGCTAGCCGCCTCGACACGAACAAGGTCTTGGTAAGCAATTTGTGACGCTGAAGTAGTCCGTCCAATAGTTAAAGTTGATTCAACAGAAGTGTCAAAATTGCTTGGCGCTACATACACATATTCTCCGCTAACTAAAGCAAATACGCCACGGTCACCAGCGACAATTTCGTTTATGCGCTGATTTGCATTAACGCTGAAAGTGCCAGTTGAAATGTTTATATCTGTGTTAGAACCGCTAATACTTATTTGCGGTAACACCGAATCTATTTCTTCTATTTGATCGTTAACGCTTGTCAGGCTTTGTGAATTAAAGTTAGCCATGCCAGCTTGAAGCAAACCGTCATTTAATAGCACAGTCATAGTGCTGTTTATGCCTGTTCCGGGTTCGTCGTTGTAATTACGAGAAGCGACACGGCCCACAAATTTTAGTTGGTACGAACCGCCTGTTGCCTGCGCATACAAATAGATTTTGTCATTTACAGCAACATACGTTTCAAGACCACCATAAGACGACATTGTAAAGCTGGCGCTGTTTCCCGAATACGGCGAGACTGGCGACGGACGGCCTAAAGTAAAATTTAAAGACCTTACATATTGCGTTATATTTAGATCGGCTTGCGTATGATTTGTGATTTTCCATGTCAGTTTTGGCATTACATTGCCCTGATGTTGACCGGCACAGGGCCTGAAGTCCTGACATAGCGTTGCAGGGCTTGGACGACAGCGTTAGGGTCTGCGCCCTGCACATTGACCGTAATAGCAGACATTGCGCCTGCTTGCCCGCCCATGCCTCGATCATTGCTAGACAGGTCAGGTGCTTGTGTCATGCCAGCGCCTGAATCGTGTATGCCCGGTGCTACGCCCGGCTCGCCTCCCATACGCCCAAACTTGACGCTGCCTATCTCTTTAATGTCTACGCCCGGTATTAAATTCATCGCTTTAATGATGATATTGACAGCTTTAATCCAGCCATTAACCATAAATTCGACATAAGACATAATGCCGTTTACAACAGTCTTAACTACATTGCGAAAACCCTCAAACTTTTTGTATGCCGCAACGACTGCAACGCCTAAAGCAATAATGCCAGCGGTGATAGCAATAGCAGGGTTTAATAGCATGGCTGCATTGACAGCAAGAATTGAGACAGCCAAAACGCCCATAGCGCCGATCACTACAGCTAACAGGGTTGGGTTCTTTTCGGCCCATGCACTGAACTTCTGCACGACAGGCAACAACTTTTCCATAATAGGCAAAAACGCCATGCCCACGGATTCTTTAGTTTCGTTAAAAGCAATTCCTAACTTTTTCATGCCACCAGCTGCGGTATCGGCAGCCGCTTTACCTGCGCCACCAAAGTTAGTTTCAAGGGTTGCTAGGACTTCTTCAAGGCTTGCGCCGTCTTTAATCATGGCTTTAAGTTCAGGTGACAGGGCCTGCAACCCTCGCATGTTCCCTGCATACGCTTTAGCGAGGGCGTCGGAAACGGTAGCAAGGTCCTTGCCTGTACCGGCTGAAATGTCTATAGCGGTATTAAGTAGGTCTTGCGCTTTGGTGACGTCTTTAGTTGCGACGACCAACGCTTGCAACGCTGGTCGAGCGTCGCCGTCAGACACAGCAACAGACTGCCCAAGGCTAGAAATATATTCTTCTACGCCTTTGATCTGTTTGTCAGTTGCTTTAGTGCTGGCTTTAATCTGACGAGCTAGCGACGCTTGTGCAGCCTGATCTTCAATGGCGGCCTGAACAGCAGAACCGATAACGGCAGCGACGCCAGCCAAAGCAGCAGTGGCAGGCACAGCCGCTTTCTTGATAACAAACTGTGCTTTCTGCCCGGCTGTCTCAAGTTTCTTAAACTCTTTAATGGCTTGCTTAATACCGACGTCTTTAAACTCGGTAATCAGGGGGATAGTTATGCCAGCCATGCCTAGAACCTTAGTTTCTTATTTGTTTTCTCGTTCACATAATCAACCAGTTCGGCAAGATTCTTTGTGACTTCGTCTTCTTTGCTTTCGGCAGCTGGCCACATAGTTCGGGACGCTCGAGCGAAAAGGTCTAACTGTCGTGACAGCACATTAGGGTTTCTGCGTCCTGCAATATCAAAAACGGCAGGGGCGATCTGACGCTGAGTGACAGTCAGAAACGCTGTCTTGCTAGGGCGTACTTGCACCTTGACGCCTTTAACAGCGACGCTTTGTGACCAGCCCGGTACGATACGGCCCTTCTTTTTTCCCCAAGGGCGAACCATGCCCGATAGCGGAGCGTTTTTACCGTTGCGACTAGACGCCGCTGTTAGTCGGGCCTGAGCGTCTTTTACTATTGGGTCAACAGCAAATTTGGCTTTAGACCGAAACTCTTTAAAGATTTCAGGCTCAGTCTTTTTAAGCATTTGTACGGTGTCTCGAATACCGATCACTTCGGCTTTAAATTGGACGCCCGACATGCCTACTACTTCCTTTGGTCATTCATTACTTTAAAGACTGTAGCAAGGTCGTTATGCTCAAAAGGTATGTTTGGCGGCCAGTAGCCAGTTTCCACTAGCAGGACGGCTAAGGCGTAGCTGTAGTGGCCTCTACGAAAGGGCTATCAGGCTCGTTGTCTATAACCTCAAGCAAAACTAGCTTTTTAATGAAATCGTCTAAAACGACAGGCACTATGACGTTATTTTGTTGCAGCGCCTGATGAGCCATAAAAGCTAGGTCTTCCATGCCGATACCTTCACCGATCTTGCTGGCTTTGGTTTTAAACTTTCGTTCCCATGCAACAATAGTGAAGAGGTTTGTAGACACTTCTAGCGGGCCGTCGCCCTGATCAACTCTAAGGGTAAGTTTCATGTCGGGTCCTTTTGTTAGGGGTTGAGATTATGAGGTTGCAGTAGTCAACGTGCCGCCCTGAAAACTGAGCGAGATAGACGACAGCTCGCCGAGGGTGGCGTTAATCAAAGGCAAAGACTCTAGGTAGCAGTTAGTCAAAGTGAACTTAGGGGCTGTAGCCGAAGGCGTTGCTAGACCTGCTGCAGTAGGCGAGATCGTGATCGTTGTCTGTGTTCCGACGAGGGCCGCCAAAGTTGCATAGGTCTCACTGGCGCTGTAGCTCATAAAAAGTTCGCATTCAAAAGTGTTATTGGTAGTCCCTGAGACATAGAACGAGTCCAGGCTGCCGAAGGTTGAAGCGTTTTGAGCAGTATTGACCTGAGTAATAACTGCGCTCGTACACTGGTCGGTTAGGTTCACAGCGTTAATTGTCATTGCAGGGTTAGAAAGATAAGTGCTAGTTGCCATGAGGTTCAGTCCTTCGGTTCGTTGCTAGTAGTTTTAGCAGATTTCTTGGTTCCTGTGTCCACCACAAAGCCGCCAGCGATCAGCGCTTCAATGTTGACGCCTTCGCCCGGCACAAACTCGTCGCCCGGTACGCCTACTCGAGTTGAAACTATCTTTAGCATTATGCGCTCGCTTGTGCTTGTAGGGATATGTCTAGATCGTAGCAGGGGAAGTCTTGGCCGCCGATAGTAATGAAGCCCGGGCGTCCAGCCGTGACAGCGACTTTCTTAGCAAGCATTTTAGCTGTAATACTGAGTATGTTTCGCATGGCGTCAAGGTTGCCCGGTCCGAGCGATATCACTTTGACAGCAAACGTCATTTTGACTATGGCCGAGGACCAGCTGTCAAAAGTCGGGGCGTCTAAAAAGACACAAGGCGGGTTTATTTTTTGTGGGTCTGTCGTGACTCGAAGGTTAGTGATCGTTGCCAAGGTTGTAATGAGATCGTCTATGGCCTCGTTAAATAGGTCTGTGTATACGGTCATGCGACAGCTGGCCTAGGGATTCCTGCAAGCTGCTTAATGATCGGGCTGAGTCCTGTTGTTGGTACTTGGCCCATCTCTGAGAAGCTAGCGAATTGGTCAACAGAACCTCTTTGGCGATACAAAGCAGAACCATACATTTTTACGGCCAAGGTCACTTGCGTACCGGGCGAAACTGTCAGGCTGTCCGTATACCCTGCCTCTTGACGTCGCAAAAATATAAAGTTGTTTGCAGCATTAGCACATTCAGTCAAGAAGGCTGTTTCGTCAGTGCCTGCAAGGTCTATGCCTAGGTATGTGCCTAGTTGGGTGCCGTTTATATAAGTGCAGGTCTGCGTATGGGTAAGCGTCCCCTGAGGTATGACTGCGTAACGATCTGTGTCTGTTCCAGCGACATAGTAAAGCACCTGATTAGGTATGGGTACGCTTGTGTTAAAAAGCAGGTCGCCGTCGCTGTCTACGCCAAGAAATTCGTACTGTGGCATAGCGTAAACGGTTTTTGTGCCGTTAAAAGTTGCTGAGACACTAGCGACGACAATGCTTTCGCCCGGCTCAATCTCAGGGTTAGTCAGGGTTTGAACTACTGCATAGTTGTCTAGCAGTTGAGCAAATATGATTTGATAGGTGGCCATAGCCAGCAGGCCGCCTTCCGACTAAGCGATTACGATTCCCTGAATAAAGCTTGACTTGGCTACAAAGGTGGCGAAGTATTGGTGCAGTGAGAATGTCTTGCCGAGCTTAGAAGCGTCGTCAAAGGTCATCAAAGAAGGGCCTGATTCGTAGATTTCAAAACCCGGAGCGTAAACGACAAGCATGGTTCCGCTGGCGAAGTTGTTGTCAACTACGAGCGTCAAGCCCATAACGTCCATTTGGTTGTAGCCAAGGCCGCCTACACGACCAATGCTGTTCTGTCCAAGTACGCCGTTGGTGGTGTAACCCAAGATAGGACGCTTTGAGGCGTCCAACTGGCTACCCAACTTTTCCCATACGTCAGGACTGACGCAAAGGTGAGTTGGGAAGTAGTTGCTGTCTTCGGTGATCTCTCGAGCGGCGTCATACAAGGCGCTAATCAAAGACGAAGGGTCGTTAGCGGTGACGGTCCAAGTTGAACCTGAAGCAGTTTTGCCAGCGACCAATGCGTCAGCCGCAATATCGTCGGTCTTGATTAAGACTTCGCCTGCAAGGTCATTAAGGACTAACTGCAAAGCTTCGGGCGAAGTGAAGTCAATGTCTTGTACCGACAAAGTTACTTGGCCAGCGACAGTCTTTTTGGTAATCACATTAGAAGCGATCACCATAGTTGTCGCCGAGGCTGCAGTTAGTTCAGTTGTTTGCTCAGCCGCCGATGTATGAGTCGTTATAGTTGGACGAATCCAAGTCTTAGAAGGCGTATTCGGCATGGCCCTTGCGCCAAAGGCATTAACGACAGGCCTGACGAAGTTTAGATCTTGGAACAATGGACCCATAACCATCTGATTCAAAAGGCCCGGGGTGTCACTGCTCAGAATGTCACCAGCTGCCGCTTGAAGGGCTGTCTGCTGGCGTCGAGCGGCTTGCTTCCAAGCGTCGTTCACGTTATGCCAAGTGTCGCCGCCAATGTGCATAGCGGCAAGCATTTCGGCTGCCGAAGGCATAGCGAATTCTCTTTTGACAGTAGCGAAAATGGGCTGAGTAGGGATTACTACTTCGGCGCTGGCTGCTTGAATTTCCATTGGGGTTTCCTCGTTTTCGGTTTCGGTAGGTACTTCTTCTT